GCAGATGGAGGGCAAGGCTTCCAGGATTTTTCGGGATCGGTACAAGTACGCGGAAAAGAAGGGCCGGCCGGTTTATGAGGGGTTTGCGTATCTGGACGGGGCCATGGTGATCGGGCCGCGGGCGGTGGTGGGCAGTGACATGGAGGATGCGGCTGCGGAGCTGCTCCTTGATTTGTGGGAACATTGCCGGACGGCGGGCCTGGCCCGGCCGGAGACGGATCGGATCGAGTTGACGGTTTTGCCGGTGAGTGAGGTTTAGTTATCATTTTTTTCGGTTAAGCTCTTGTAATAAATCATCAGAAAGGATTAAAAGATGAGTATTTATCCAGAAACAGAATGTAGCCATTGCGGGACAAAAACCAATACCCAACCCCTAGGCGATGGATGTCATGCCTGCGGCAAAGGGTTCATGGTTAAAGTAAAAAACGATTAATAATCAATCAATCCAACAAGCGTCGACTAACGCCGCGCCTTAGTTTAACCGCAACAATGAGGTCTTTATGAAAAAAGCATGGGAGATTTTTGTCGATGTCGTGACCTTGATCTGGCTGGGCGTGTTTGCGGCGGATCTGGCAGGGCTCGGAGGGAGCTGGCTGGGATGGGTGTCGGCTGCGATCGGCGGTGTGTTTGTGGCGGACCTGGTGATGATCTTCCGGGGCTCGGCCGGGGTTCGGGATTTCTTCCGGCGGGCCTGGCTGGATCTGCTGTTGTTGATTCCTTTCTTTCGGGTTTTCCGGATCGGCCGCATGGGGCGGCTGTTCCGGGCGACCCGGCTCCCGCGCCTGGTGCGGAAGAAAAAATTTTTGCGCCGGATTTTTCGAATCGAGGTGTTACAGGAAGGCGCGGACTTGTTTCAAAAGGCAGTGGAGCGCCTGTCTCGTCTTTCCAGCGTGAGATAGGCTGGATGCGGTTTTGGCAGCATGGCATTTTTTTGTTGAAGATTGTGTTTTTTTGGCGTATAGTTTCTTTTCAATTAAGCTGATTAATTCATTCATGCTCAACTCATGTACACTTTTGGCCACGACTCAAAGGTTTCCATAGTGGACAGATGAGAAGAATCGGGCCATATTTAGCTTTCCTCGCCGCTATCGCCAGCATTAGTTCCGGCTATGCTTTTCTTTATAGCGGACAGAAACCGCCGGCGCAGTTTGCCATCCTCGTAATAACCATTCTTTTGCTTTTTTTTGTTTTCTACTCCCTGTTTCAGGAATACAGATTCTCCAGAAAAGCCCGATACAGCGAGGCACTGTATGATTTGTATACTGTTTTTGATCTTTGTGTAAGGGGCGCCTCTTCGGAGAAGAGCCAGGAAGAGATCAGAAGCTTTGCGCGTAGGATTTGCGACAGCTTGGCCAATGCATTTTCAATTATAACCGGGACCCGGTGCGCGACTTGTATCAAGGTAATTAATGAGTGGCCCCAGGCTTCAGAGGATATAAGGTATTCTGTCGACACGCTTTGCAGAGATGCAAATTCCAAAAAAAGCCGGTCGCATCACTCCGAGGTGATTCACTATCTTGATAAAAACACGGATTATCTGTCCATGTTTAAGAATATGAGAAAGCCGGAGGGCGGAACTTTCATTTCCAATCACTTGGCGGGTGAGCCCGAGTATATCAACACGAGTTTTGATGTTTATGAAAAAAAACCATTAAATATTGACATACCCATTGTAAAAAACATATTAAGGAGCTTTGCTTGGCCGCTGCCGTATCAGAGCACAATCGGAGCTGTGATTTATCCTTTTGAGGCGGAAGGTGAGGAGCAGTTGGCCGGATTTATTTGCGTCGACTCTCCGGCTCGTTATGTTTTTAAAAAGAGATATGACCTGAAGATGCTGAGGGAGGTGTCAGGGATGCTTTTCCCGATGATGAATCGGTGGTATGACCTGGCAAACAGCAGTAACAACCAAACTCCAGAGGAGGAGATGGAAAATGGGCCTGGCCGAACAAGCTGAACTTAGCTACAAGCGTGTAGGGCGAAACAACGTCCAAATTACTTACAGGGACGGCAAGGACACCACGGTGGTGGTTGCCAAAACCGTCAGGCGGGGGGCCTATGTCACGTGCGACAACAAGTCTTCTGGAAAGACGACCGCGGTAGGAAGGGACCCCGCTGTGCAGCAGAGTCATAAAAAGTAATCGCACAGCAATCATATACAAGCTGAATTCTTAAAATCCCCGGGTTGACGCGCCTGTCTTCCCGGGGATTTTTTATGGTCAAACCCCTGTCAAGCGTAAAATCCCCTAAACTTGCCCCGTTTTCCCGTAAAATTGCCTAAATAACGGTAAATTCCGGTAAATTCCCGTAACCCCCAAAAACCCCATGATACAATAAGTCAAAATTTATCATGCCTACCATGGGGGGTTGATGGCTTTTACAGTTGAGGATCTGAATGCGGTGGAAACCGCGATTGCAACACTCGGAATGGGCGAATCCGTTGTGGAGGTCTCCATTGCCGGCAAGACTTTCAGGTATGGCGAGGCCAGTCTGAATAATCTGTTGCGGATCCGGGTGATGATGCAGCGGGAGCTCGGGCTGGTGCCCGGCACCGTCTATCCGAAAAATGTCGGCAGGGCGCGCTCATGAAGTCTCAGGCAAGCAATCGCGCCATGCGGACGATGGACAAGAACCGCTCCGCCCGCCGCTATCGCCAGGCTTCCCGCGGCAAGTTTACCGGCGCCCGGTCCGGCACTCAGTATGCGGCCGCAAAGACCAATCGTCTGACCGGCCCCTGGGTGGCCACCGATGCGGATGTTAACCGGATCGTCGGCTCCTCGTCAGCCACCCTGCGTCAGCGGGTCCGCCAGCTCGTTCGCGACTTTCCGTATTTTTCCCGCGCGGTTCGCGTGATGGTCGATTACGTGGTGGGCACCGGTATCCAGCCCCAGCCGGTCGTTGAGACCCCAGACGGAAAACTTGACACCCGGCGCAATCAGCAGATTGAGGATGCCTGGAGCTGGTTTTGCGATGAGGCAGATGTTGCAAACAAGCTGCATCTGTATGAAATGAACCGGCTTTCCAAGCGCCAGGACCTGGAATCCGGCGAGTTTGTTCTGGTCAAGCGGTTCCGGCCCAGGGAAAACCGGTTCATTCCCTTTTGTCTGCAGATGTTTGAGGCCGACTGGCTCTCGCCGACGCCGGCCACCAGAATAGCGCGCCCGGCCGGTTTTGACCAGGGTATCGAGTACGACCGGGATACCGGGCAGGTTCGGGCTTATCATTTTACGGACCCGGACGGGTGGGGCAAGGCGACCCGCATTACATCCGATCATGTGATCCACGGTTTCGAGACCCAGCGGCCCGGACAGCTCCGGGGGGTAACACCGTTTGCCCCGGCCATTCTGGTGGCCCATGATCTCTCCACCGTGATGGATTCGGAGATTGATGCGGCCAAGATGGCCAGCAAGTACCTGGGCTTTATCAAGACTCAGCAGCCCATGGGGATGCAGCAGGGCTTTTCCGCGGAGTTTGACAGCCAGAGCGGCGAGGATCGATACATCGAGGAGATGGAGAACGCCATCCTGAAGGTCCTGCTTCCCAACGAGGAAGTGGAGATGGCCACCAATTCCCGGCCGGGCGCCAATTTCCCGCCTTTTGTAAAGCTCATCCTGTGCATGATCTCGGTCACCACCGGGGTCCCTTACGAGCTCTTGTCCGGCAACTATGAGGGCATGAATTACTCGGTCGGTAAAATGGTCAGAAACGACTTTGCGCACGCCCTGCGTCCGATCGCCCTGCGGGAGATCCGGCATTTTTGTCAGCCCGTTTACAAGGCTTTTCTGGATGTCTCCGTTGCCGCCGGGCGGCTCTCCCTGCCGAAGTATTTTTCAAACCCCTATCCCTGGCGCCGGGTCACCTGGCAGCCGCCGGGCATGGAGTCCGTGGACCCCAGCCGGGAGACAAAATCCAATATTGATCAGATCACCGCAGGCCTGCGGTCGCCCCAGGAGATCACGAAGGCGCGCGGCCGAAATCTGGAGGATGTCTACAGAGACATCAAGGCGGCCGTGGAGATGGCTGCGGAGATGGGGCTCTCGTTCGGAAAGCCTTCCACGGCGCTTGCCAACAATCCGGCCGCGTTGGAGGAGCAGTCCAAAACCGGCGGGCAAGCCACAGACAAGGAGTAGCTTATGAAGATAAACACCCGATCCGACGGGATTCAGACCCGGAAGAAAGAGACGGATTCAAAGCTTAATTACAGGAATTTCTCGGTGCGGCTCGATGCCCAGGGGCGGCCCAGCTCCCTTGACGATGAGGCTCGCACCGTGGAGGTGATCGGGGCCACCGAGGCGCCGGTCGATGTTTTCGATATGGAGCGTTTCGAGATCGTGCCGGAGGTGCTTTTGATGACCGGCCTTGAGATGCCCAGGTCCAGGCAGGTGCCGCTTTTGGATACCCACGACCGTTTCAGCGCGGCCAGCGTGTTGGGGTCATACCGCGAAATGCGGGTGGAAAATGACCAGCTCATGGGGCGTGTGCATTTTGCGAGCGTGGGGGATGCGGAGCCGGCTTATCAGCTCACGCGCGAGGGCCACCTGACCGACTTCTCGGCCGGATACCGGCCGATCGAGTCCCATTGGGTGCCGGACGGCGAGAAGCAGACCATCAACGGAAAGAGCTTTTCCGGCCCGGTCAAGGTGACGACGCGCTGGCGGATCAAGGAGCTCTCAATCGTGCCCATCGGCGCGGACGAGGACGCCAAGGCCCGCAGTGAGTATGAACACCAAAATCATTCAAACCAACAGGAGTCCGAGATGAATAAGAAACTACGCGATTTTTTGGAGGCCCGCGGGCTCTCCAAGGATGCCACCGAGGAGCAGGCCTGGGCCTACCTGGAGACCCTGCAGCCGGAGGAAAAACGCAAGGCCCCGCAAAGCGAACCCCAGGGTCAGAGCCAGGGCCAGGGGCAGCAGACTCAGGGCCAGGGCCAGGCCCCGGCTCAAAACCAGCCTCAGGATGTGGACCAGATCCGTGCGGCAGCCATGGGCGAGGAGCGCAGCCGGATCACCGAGATTGATGCCATGTGCCGGCAGTTTAAATGCACCGATATGGCAGAAAAACTGATCAAGGAGGGCACCGCCGTGGACGAGGCGAGAAAGGCGGTCCTTGAACATCTGGCCCAGGGCAATGCGGACCCGGGCACCGCTTATCGGGGACCGGTGGAGCGGGGCGCGGATGAGCGCGACAAGTTTCGCACCGCCGCTCATGACGCCCTGCTGGTGCGCGGGGGGGTTACCGTTGAGAAGCCGGCCCAGGGCGCGGACGATCTTACCGGTTATTCGCTTCGGGAGATGGCCCGGCTCTCCCTTCGCATGGCCAACCAGCGGGACACGGGCGAGCCCATGGCCATGATCGGCCGGGCGTTTATGACATCGGATTTCCCTCTGGTGCTGGCCAACGTGGCTGAGAAATCCCTGTTTGAAGGCTTTGAGGCGGCGGCCGAGACCTGGCAGACCTGGGTGGCCACCGGTTCGGTTTCCGATTTCAAGACCCATCACAGCGTGCGGGCCTCCGAATCTTCGGATCTGCAGGAGATCCCGGAGGGCACTCCCTACCCCTACGGCGAGCGCAGTGAGGCCCAGGAGCAATATTCCATTGTCACCCATGGCCTGATCGAGGCGATTACCCGCCAGACCATTATCAATGACGACCTGGGCGCGATCATTGACGTCTATATGGATCATGGCGAGGCGGTGAGCCGAAAGATCGGGGATGTGGTCTATGCGGTGCTGACCGCCAACTCCGCGATGGGGGACGGGGTGGCGCTCTTTCATACGGCCACCCACGGCAACCTGGCGGGCTCCGGTGCGGCGGTTGCGGTTGACCCGCTCGCGGCCGGCATCAAGGCCATGAAGACCCAGAAGGACCTGCAGGGCAAACGCCGCCTGAACATCCGGCCGGCCTATTTTATCGCCCCGGCCGCCATCGAGGGCATCGCCGAGCAGTTTTTCCGGACCAACGATCTGGACGCCACCGGCAGCACGGATGCGGTCAAGGCAACGGCCAACCCTTACGCGGGCAATTACTTTAGCCGCGTCTACGAGCCGCGCCTGGATGATGATTCCGCAACCGCCTGGTATCTGGCCGCCAGAAAGGGCAAGACCGTCAAGCTGTTTTTCTTGAACGGCGTCCAGCGGCCGTATCTGGAGAGCCAGAACGGATGGAACGTGGACGGCGTGGAGATGAAGGTCCGCATTGACTGCGGCGCCAAGGCCATGGACTGGCGGGGGCTTTACAAGAATCCGGGCGCGTAGGCGTCCGGTTTAGCCGTTAATTCCGCGGCCCGGGTTTTTTGACCGGGCCGGGATTAAAGCCAGGGAAACCTCATCAATTAAAAGGAGTCTATCATGCAAGCAAGCGGTCTCGCCCCTCAGAAAGGGGTTGCATATTTTACTTACGATTTTGACAAGCACGGCGGCGCGGTGGGCGATATCACCGTTTACGGAAACGGAATCCCGAAGGGCGCGCTGATCGACCAGGGCAAGGTGGACGTTCAGGCGGCGGTGACTTCCAGCGGATCTGCCACCCTGGCCGCCAAGGCGGTCGGCAGCGGTGACGTTCTGGGCTCCACCGGCAAGGCGAGCCTGACCGCGGATGCCAAGCTGGACGCGGTGCCCGATGGCACGGCGTCCAATGCGATCCGTACCACCGCGGCCATCAATTCGATTACCGTCACCGTGGGCACTGCGGCTTTGACCGCCGGCAAGGTCGTGTTCGCCCTGGAATACTACCGGCCCAGGGGATAACCGATGGCCCTTGACGCGGTAATGGAGAAGGCGGCCCGTGCCTGGTACAGCGAGAAAATAGCCGAGGACCTGGTCTATAACGGAGATCCGGTCCCCGGCCATATTGAGCACACCGGCGGGGATGCCGAGAGGCGGACCGGGAAGGTGCATGTCCGGAAGTCGGACATTTCGACCCCGGCCTATCATGATCAAGTGGTCGATGAAAACGGGACCCCGTGGTTTGTTGTAGAGCCCATCCCGGAAGCTGAAACCGCCATTGACTGGACTCTGAATATCGAGGCCGGTCAAAGCCCGATTTTATAAGGAGGAGCATGCCGCCGTATTCCGGGATGGAGACCATACTGATCGCATTGATTACGGCGCTTGTTTCATGTGTTGGGCTGTTCTTTGCGATGAGCAAAGTGTTTATGACGCGTAAGGAGTGCCAGGTGCATTTGCAGAATAACACTTCTTCAGAGTCGCAGACCTGTAAAAAAATTGACCAGCTGATGAATATCCAGAACCTGCAGTTTCGCATGCTGCGTACCATGATTCTGTATATGGATCTGCCGCAGGACAAAAAAGAGAAGATTTTGAACATGAAAGGCAGGACGTCCAATGAGCAATAAGCCGGAGATATATCTCGACTCCCGGGGCGAGGTCGCGATCGAGAATCTGGACGAGCTGGCAAAGCATTTTCCGAGGTGGGCGGATCGGGCGGTGAACTCGGCGATGAAGTCCGAGGGGTATCGAATAAAGAACATTTTGCAGCATTCTTTTGATCGGGGGGGGCCCTCCGGCCATTCCTGGGAGAAGCTCCATCCCTACACCATGCGGCTGCGCAAAGGGTATCGGAACCGGAAGCGCAAGCGGGCGCCGAAGATGATTTCAGGCGCGCCGCAGAAAACCGCCAATCCATTATTAAAGCTTAAAGGCGGGCTCAAGTACAAGGTGGACGAGGAGCAAAAGCTTTTGTCTGTTGGTTATGTGGACCCGTCGGGCGGTCTTATCGGGCTGCTCTCAAAGCACGCGACCGGTTATGAAGTGAAAGTGTCCCGTTCCATGCAGAAGCTGTTTTTTGCCCTGGGGCTGCCGCTCAAAGCCAGCACCAAAAAGCTTGAGATTCCCGGGCGGCCATTGATCGAGCCGGTGTTTGAGTCCGAGCGCGAGCGGATCGCGGATAACCTGGAGCGCAAGTTTTTTGCCAATATGGAGCGCTACGCCAATGGATGATCTGATAAACAAGATTGTCTCGGCAACAGCCGGCAATCCGGATTTGACTGATTGGGCGGAGGCCAATCTGGGCGAGCCGATGACCTTGTTTGTGGGCGTGGATGATAACAATCCGCCGAAAAGTGAGCATTATCCGTTGATCGCAATCACGGAAATCCGGATCGCGGGCGGCGGGTCCGGTCCGCGCATTACGTATGAGGTGGATCTGGCCGCGGGGGTAAAGAGCGAAGCGGTCAGCCATGACGAGCCGAACCGGGTGTATACGTATGAGGGGATCGGTCTTGTGGAGGCTTTTCGGGCCCGGGTGTTTGCCGCGCTGTTTGCCGCCAGTTTCGGGAAAATCAGTATCAAGGAGGGTGCCGTGGGGCAGTCCGCGGCGCATCCGCTGTATGTCAGCGGGATGACCGTTGAAATCGAATATATCAACGCAAAACGAAGGAGTTAATTATGCCTATTTCATTGAATACAGACAGCTTTCTCGGCGCGGGGGATACCTATATTGACTGGCTGAACGCGGACGGAAGCAGAAACGGCCTGGATTATGCCGGAAACGCCACCAGTCTGTCCATCCAGTCAAACGCCGAGGTAAAGGAGCAGACCGGAAAAGGGCGCACCAATTACGGGCAGGTGATTGCAACAGCCACCATCAACCAGCCGCCGAGTCTGTCGCTCACATTGAACCAGCTCAATATGAAGACCATCGCCATGGCGCTTCTGGGGACGCTGGACGGGGTGGATGTGTCGGCCGGCTCGGTGTCTGACGAGGAGGTGACGGTCTCTTCTCTGGACAAGTATTTCAGGCTAAGCCAGCGCAATGTGGATACGGAGTCCGGGCTGACCGTTACCCGCCAGGCCGGGGGGACGGCCAGTGCGCATGCCACGGAGACCAGCTACGAGGTGGGCGACTATGTGGTGCCGACCAGCCCGAACGATCATTTCTATAAGTGTACCGAGGCCGGCACGTCGGCTGCTTCTGAGCCCACCTGGCCGACCGATGGCAGCACCGTTACAGATGATACGGTGACCTGGCAGGACATGGGGTTGATCGCGGCCGTGCAGGACACGGATTTCGAGGTGACCAGCCGCAACGGCATGATCCGGGCGCTGTCAACGGGCAGCATCGAGGCGGGCGAGACCCTGCTGGTCTCCTTTGACTACGCGTCCGTGACCGGGCTGGAAGTGCTGGGCGCGGTGCAGCCGACGATCAAGGCCTATCTGTTTCTGGATGGCACCAACCTGGTCAACGGCAAGGATGTGGAGGTGGAGGTCTGGGAAGTGCAGCTGAAGCCGGATTCGGCCATTGACTTTCTGGCTGATGATTTTAACTCCCTGGAGCTCTCCGGTACGCCGAAGACGCCCAGCGGATATTCCGCGCCGTATCGGATCCGGCAGTACAATTAATCATCAATGCAATGAGCAATGAGCCGGAAACGTGCCGGCTCATTGCTTACATTCAGCGGGGGATCAATGGCAAAGCGAAGCAAGAAAGTAACGATAAACGGGGAGCCGATCACGGTCTATGAGCTCTCCGTCAAGCAGATCCGGGGCATTGTCGAGGAGCTGGACAGTCTGAATAACGAGCGCGTGCTGGAGATCCTTTCGATGTGCTCGGATGTGACGATGGAGCAGATCGAGGGCATGGCGCCCAGTGACATCCGGGATCTTTGGGATGCCTGGAGCGGGGTCAATGCCGATTTTTTGCACCTGATCCGGCAGGCGATGAAGCGGCCGCCGATCCAGAAGGCGATCGACGACTTTCTGTCGAGAATCTTGACCGATGTGTCTGCCGCCTTGTCGAACGCGGACACGGGCCCGGCTGCTGGGAATACGGATGGGGATTCTTTAAACGCTGTATAGATTACGCGGACGAGTCCGAGCGCGATCGGGAACGCTTCCGGCTGCAGCGGCTGAAGGACCTGGCGGTCCTGGTCAGAAATGCTTCGGCCGGGGTGGAACAGAAAGATTTTAAAAAGTATCTGAGGGCCTTTGACGAGGCCATAAGCAGGCTGGATAACACAGCGGGCGCCGCTGCCGGGGGTCAGGCCGAAAATCAGGTTCCGGAAGTGGTCCGGCGCCGGCGGGAACGCAGGGAAAAAAGACATGGCCAAAAATCGGTTTGACATCGCTATCCAGGCCACCGCCAAGGGTTTTCAGGAGGTCAAGCAGCAGATTACCGGGCAGCTCAAGGGCGGGCTGGACAGCAGCGCAAAATCCGTTGCCGCTTTAAATACCAAGCTTTCGCAGCTGGAGGCGGACTATAAGTCCACGCAGCAGAGCCTGCAAAAAGTCTCCGCGTTCAAGAAGCTAAAGACCGACACGGCCGCCCTGGGCAATGAATGGCAGCAGGCCCAGAACCGGATCGCGGAGCTGTCGCGCGAGATCAAGACCACGGACGGGCCCACCGCACAGCTCAAGCGCAGCTTTAACGCCCAGGTAAAAGCCGCCCAGAAGTTAAAGACCCAGTACCAGAAAAACGAGGTCGGCCTGGAGGAGATGCGCCGGGAAATGTCCGCTGCCGGCGTGGACACCAAAAATCTGGGCGCGGCGCAGCAGCAGTTAAAGGGCCGGTTAAACTCCATTCAGGGCGAGATCAAGCAGACATCGGCTGCTTTCAAGGCCGCCCAGAAACCCACCGCCACGTTTTTTACCCGGGCTAAGACCGGGGTCAACACCTTTAATGACCGGCTGCAGGCAAACACCCGCTCCGCCAACGCCTGGGCGGGAAAACTGCGGGGGGCGTTTGCAAGTGTGGCCGGGGCCGCCGGCATTGGCTATCTGATCAATCAGCAGATCAGTATGGCGGATGCGACGGCCAAAATGGCGGACTCCATCGGCATCTCAACGGATAAACTGCAGGAATACCGATACATTGCTGATCGCGCCGGCGTGGATACCCGCAAGCTGGAGACCGGTTTTCAGGCATTCGTCAAGCGTCTGGGAGAGCTGCGGGCCGGCCAGGGCGCGATGAACACCTACCTTGAGGAGAACAACAAGGCGCTCAAGGAGCAGCTCATTGCGGCGGATTCCACGGGAGAGGCCCTGGATCTCTACATGAACGCCATGGCTGATGTCGCCAATCAGAGCGACCGGGCAGCCATGAGTACGAAAGCGTTTTCGCGTTCTGCCGGTGTGGCCATGGTGAACATGGTGAAAGGCGGCCAAAAGGCTGTCTCCGAGCTGCGGGAAGAGTATGAGGATCTGGGTATCGGCATTGAGGAGGGCCTTCTCCGGCAATCCGAGGAGGCAAAAGACGCGATTACCAATCTGGAATCTGTTGTCGGGTCTCAGCTTACCCGCGCTGTTACCAGTCTGGCCCCTGAGATCGCCCGGGTGACTGAAGACCTGACACAATGGATACAGGCCCAGGACAATTTGGGGGCAAGACTCAAGGCCGGCATTGGAACGGCCTGGGACTGGGTCCGGATGATCGGGGATTTTACCCGAAAGTACGGGAAGTTTATTGCCGGGTTTGTGGCCACCAAGATTGCCGTTGGTTATTTGCGGTCTTTGGGGGTGATGATTTCGGCGGTCAATGCCGGGTTTGTGGCCATGACGGGAACGGGGGTGGTGACTTGGTTGAGAGGCTATATTGCCCAAGCCAATATAGCCGTCACGCAAAACGGGATGCTTTCTGCCAGCTTCTCCACACTGTCGGCCCGGATCGGGCTTGCAGCCGGCGCGCTGGGCGCTTTTTTTTCCGGCTGGCAG